GCCCAGACGATAGGGCTGTGGGATGAACCAAACCAGAAAGTTCTTGAAGAGCTGATGATGGAGGCATACCAAAATCGTGACTCTATTAAAAAGGTGGCTCTTTCTCGTGTCCCGGAAAGTAAAGAATTTTCGTGGGGTAACGCCACAAAGAAACTGTTGAGTTTGATACCGGAAGGTTCTCTTCTGTCTGATCCTAAATGGGTTGTCCCTGATGTGGCTATGGAAATACAGGTGGTTCGTAAAGTTAATGCTTTTATTGGAGACAGGGTTTACAACCTGGAACCCGGCAAAACGTACCTTGTCCCCGAAAATGTTCATCAAGTTTTGACGGACTCCGGAGCAATCATTTAGTGCTATTATCGGGTCAGTATGGCTATCCCCGCAAAACAAGATTTAACTATTACCCGTGGCGACACGGAAACCCTTCTTGTGACCATCACTTCTGACGGTACATCTCCTATCGATATAACTGGCAGGACTTATTCTTCCCAGATGCGTACTACGCCTGATATTTCTGCTGTCAGCATCACCGGTACGTGTGCAGTTGTGGATGGGGCTGCTGGACAGTTGACAGCTACTTTTGCTGCGGCGGACACAGCTCTTCTTGATCCTGGTTATTTGTATTGGGATTTGCAGGAGAATGCTTCTGGTGTGATCACAACAATTTTGTCCGGGACTGTTTCGGTTCTTGCTGACGTGACAAGGTAGTTATGGCTACTACAGAAATTACTATTACGCGGGCAAATGAAACCATCGGGTTGATTGCTTCGGATACGTTAATTGTTGTTGGTTCTTCTTCTGCCGGCCCTCAAGGACCTACCGGAGCGACTGGTCCTCAGGGTATTCAAGGTATTCAGGGTGTTACTGGTCCGACTGGAGCTACTGGCCCTCAGGGCATTCAAGGCGTTACTGGACCTACTGGTCCAACAGGTGCGCAAGGTGTAACGGGTCCTACTGGTCCTACAGGCCCTCAGGGCATTCAAGGGGTGACCGGCCCTACAGGTCCTACAGGTGCGCAAGGTATTCAGGGTGTTACTGGACCTACAGGACCGACTGGTCCGACAGGTGCCGCTAGTACCGTTACAGGACCAACTGGTGCAACTGGTGCCGCTTCAACTGTAACTGGACCTACGGGACCTACTGGTCCTACAGGTGCGCAAGGCAACCAAGGTGATATCGGTCCAACAGGATCGCAAGGTCCTACAGGTGCGCAAGGTATCCAAGGCATCATTGGTAACACAGGCCCTACAGGTCCTACAGGTGCGCAAGGTGTAACAGGACCAACAGGTGCTACAGGTGCAGCGTCCACTGTTACAGGTCCTACGGGAGCTACAGGTATCCAAGGTGTTACTGGTCCTACGGGTGCAGCATCAACTGTTACTGGTCCTACTGGCCCGACAGGTCCACAAGGACAGTCGTCAAGTTTCTATGACTACAGAATTGACACAGGCACCACAACCGGCAACCCAGGTACTGCTAGAATTGCGTATAACAACGCAACCCAAATATCTGCAACACAGTTGCAAATCAACCACATTGATGTTGATGGTTACGACATTGATTTGTTCCTTGGATTACTTAAACCGAACGATACTGTTTACATTCAAGACGCCAATAACTCTCTTAACTTCCAAAAGTTTATTGTCACTGGAACCATCACAGACCATATAAATTCTTGGATTGATGTCCCCGTTACCTACTCAACAAGTGGCGGTACAGGCACAACAAACTTTGCCAACAACCACAACGTTCTTTTTGTTATCGCCAACATTGGACCGACTGGCCCAACAGGTGCGACAGGTCCAACAGGTGCGGCTTCTACCGTGACGGGACCTACAGGTCCTACCGGTGCTGCTGGTACGAACGGGATTATTGGTGTTGATGGAGCTACAGGTCCTACTGGACCAACAGGTCCTACTGGTGCCAACGGTGCAACTGGTCCGACTGGCGCGCAAGGTCCGACTGGCGCGCAAGGTATTCAGGGTAACAACGGCCCTACTGGCCCTACCGGGGCTACTGGTGCAGCTTCGACTGTGACAGGACCGACTGGTGCTACAGGACCAACAGGTCCGACTGGACCGTCCGCCCCAACGCAAACAACAAGTAATCTAATGACTTACACAATGATGAACATGGAGTTCTAATGGCTAGTGGTGATGTATTCCCTAAAAGACTTGGCGGTCCTACACAGGTTTCTGTGTCTGGTACCCCAACCACGTTGTTTACTGTCCCTGCGGGTCAACAGTACACAATTAAACAAATTATTATTTGCAACACTGACAGTACTGACAGGACTATAACTGTTGGTATTGGTGGCGTTACGGCTGCTTTGTCATCTCTTTTTCTTTTGCCTATTGCTGGCAACGATACGATTGTTGTGGACACTGGTTTGGTGTTGGAAGCGACTGAAACACTCCAAGGTTGTAGTGACACAGCTTCTAAGGTGACTGTCACGGTTACAGGTTGGGATCGCACTATCTAATGGGTTTATCTTCTGCTTTGGGTGGTGCTGGTGCTGTTCCTGTTGGTGTTGTAAACCCGTTTGCTGGTGCAACTGCACCTAGCGGTTGGTTGCTGTGCTATGGGCAGGCTGTGTCCCGTACGCAGTATCCTGTTTTGTTTACAACTCTTAGCACCACTTATGGTGTTGGTGATGGTTCTACAACTTTCAACATTCCCGATATGCGTGGTCGTGTTGTAGCAGGCGAAGATGACATGGGTGGTACGGCTGCCAACCGAATTACAAGTGGCGTATCAGGTATCACAGGTACAACTCTTGGTGCTACTGGTGGTAACGAAACCATGCACGCTCACTCCCATGCTAATACGGTAACAAACAATGCTGTAACAACTTCTGGGGTGGGAAACCATACACACAATACGCCGTATCCTATTGGTTGGGGTGGTAGTGGTTATGGTAGTGCTTTTAGCAGTTCAGTTTCACCTGACTACTCTACTACTTCTGGCAATGGAGCGCACGACCATACTGTTACCAGTAATGTAACTATTACTAACGCAACTTTTCCTGCTACTGCTGGTGGTTCGTCACAAAATGTTCAGCCAACTATTGTTTTGAACTACATCATTAAGGCATTGTAACTATGGGTATCACACAACAAATCGGTGCTAGTTCACTAATCAAACCAGGCGTTTGTACTTCAACAACACGCCCTGCGTCACCGTATGAGGGTCAAGTTATTTATCAAACCGACACGGACCAAACTCTTGTTTGGAATGGAACGGCTTGGAGAATTCTTTCTTCAGCAGCCGTAACAAATGGTTCTGTATTGCAAATTGTCGCAGGCGCAACAAATACTCAAACAGGTAAAAGTAACGGCACTTACGCTACATCTACTCTTACGGCAACAATTACTCCCACAGCAACAACAAACAAAATTTTGGTTATGTTCACACAAACTTGCAGTACCGATACTGGCAATGGAACATTGGGTCTAAAATTGGTTCAAACTATTGGTGGTTCAGATACAACAATCCAAACATGGACATATGCTTTGCAGTCAACGGCTGGTGGGTTGTATGGCAGTTTTGCCCAGAATACTTTGGTGTCTCCTGGTTCAACTAGCGCAGTAACTTTTCGTACTGATATGGCATTGACCGGTGGTAGTGGAAATGTTTATACACAGGTTGGTTCAACTTATAGTCAAATTATTTTGATGGAGATTGCAGGTTAGTAATGGCTATTAGTAATAATTCAACTGGCTTACGCCCTGGTGTTTGCACGTCGACGACACGCCCTACAGCCCCGTACGAGGGTCAACACATCTACGAGACAGACACCGACTTTGAATTTGTCTGGAACGGATCAGCTTGGGTTCGCATATATACAGCGTCAACAACCACCAAAGGTGACCTACAAACTTTTTCTACTGTCCCTACCCGCTTAGCAGTAGGTACTGATGGTTACGCTCTCAGAGCAAACTCCAGTGCAGCCACAGGACTTGAATGGGCGTTAAACCCTTACGCTGTTGCAACAGGGTCGGGTTACGGGGGTGCAGTTTCAACCACTATTACTTTTCCGTCAGGAAGATTTTCCGTATTTCCAATTTTACTTTTGAACAACTATGAATCAACATTAAGGAATGTCACAGCAGGAAGTGCTTCAAGTTTTACCTATCAAAATGTTGGTGGGTCAAATGCTAGTTATAGTTACATAGCAATTCAAATGACTTCAGGAGCAGCGGCAGGGTAACAATGCAAGTAATAGTTAAATGCACAAAAGAAAATTGTTTTAACGAAAATGTTGAAATAGAACTTGACATAGAAGAAGGTTCAACAGTTATTTGTGGTCCTTGTGGCACCGTCATTATTGAGCCACCCGCAGAATAAACTCAGCAGAAGGGAACCATATGAAAATTGCTGTATACACAATCGCTCTCAACGAAGTTAAATTTGTAAAACGATGGGTTGAATCAGCAAAAGACGCTGACTACATACTCATCGCAGATACAGGTTCAACCGATGGCACACCCGAAATAGCCAAAGATTCTCTTGGCGTAAATGTTGTGCGTATCTCCGTTAACCCGTGGCGATTTGACATTGCCCGCAACGCCGCACTCGCTGCCTTACCTGATGACATAGATATCTGTATTGCTTTAGACATGGATGAACAACTCCAACCAGGTTGGCGTGAAGCCCTAGAAACAATCCCTGTCGGCACGACCCGCCCCCGATACAAATACATCTGGTCATGGAACCCCGACGGCACAGAAGGACTTGTCTATGGTGGCGACAAAATCCACGCACGGCACGGATACACATGGAAACACCCAGTCCATGAAGTCCTCAAACCCACCGACGGTGAAACCCAACACTGGGTAGACGGGCTACAAATCCACCACCACCCCGACCCATCCAAATCCCGAAGCCAATACCTACCCCTGCTCAAACTCGCTGTAGAAGAAAACCCACAAGATGATCGCAACCAGTTCTACCTAGCGCGAGAACTATTCTTCACCGGCGACTACACACTTGCCCAATACCATTTCGCACGTCATCTCGAGCTATCCACATGGGCAGCTGAACGAGCAGCCACCCACCGGTATTTAGCAAAAATAAAACCCGAAGCTGCGAGCTACCACCTGTATCAAGCAATAGCAGAAGACCAAGGTCGCCGGGAATCATGGGTTGATTTAGCCCAGCACTACCACAACAAACACGCATGGCTACCCTGTCGCAACTCGGCAGCAATGGCTTTATCAATCACAGAAAAACCACTTGACTATCTTTGTGAAACAGACGCTTGGAATTGGCTACCACACGACCTCATGGCCGTAGCTTCCTACCATTTAGGCAACATGGTTGAAGCACAACACCACGGTGCTAAAGCTCTAGAACTAGCTCCGTCAGACGCAAGGCTAAAGGCAAACACCACATTCTATAGGCTATGATGCAGGGATACTTGTACTAAGGAGTCTCCATTTCTACTGTTGCCCAGCTGATTGACCGAACTCAACGCCAACTCCTTTCTGGAGTTGTAGAAGAACGCAATAAATTAGCGGTTGCCGTGAGCGCCACCGCAACAACAATAGTGTTCAGTTTTGATGTTGGATCTATTCGTACAGGGTCAATTATTGAAATCGAATCAGAACTTATATACATCTGGCAAATAGTTACCGGCACAAAAACAGCCACAGTTGAACGAGGCTTCAACGGTTCAACCGCATCTGCTCACAGCGTCAACACCGTCTGTATTGTCAGCCCACGATTCCCTCGGTCACAAATCTTTGAAGCATTCAACGACGACCTATACGACCTTGTCTCCCCGCTAAACGGTCTGTACCGAATCAAAACTTTGGACATTAACTACAACGGCCAAGACACCATGATCAACCTGCCATCAGTAGGCGACGTAATTGAACTGCTAGACGTACGTGTCCGGTACTTATCAACCGACTACCCACTAATCCGCAAAGTCCAACTAGTACGCAACCTCCCAACATCAGACTTTGGTTCTGGAACAGCAATCAAATTTAACGAAACGCCACGCTCTGGTGTTCTGCGCGTAATCTACAAAGCCCCATTTAGCCCAATGGTACGTATCACCGACGACATACAACAAATATGCGGCCTTCCTTTATCATGCGAAGACATCCTTGTTCTCGGCGCACAAATACGACTAATGGCTCCTCGAGAAATTAAACGCAACTTTACCGAATCACAAGGCGACACACGCCGATCAGATGAAGTACCAGCTGGCGCAATCACAAACAGTGTCAACGGTTTGATCCGAATCAGACGTGACCGCATCATTGCTGAAGCAATGAAACTTGATTCTCAACATCCAGTTTATTTAAATAAGGATTAAGCATGTCAAACATTATTGACTGGCATGACAACCTTGCAGATGTCCCGGCGTTCTACACCGGAACCGGATCATC